TGATTTGATATTATATATATTACTTAAATAATTAAAATAATAAACGTTATACAAACTATTGTCTATTGGTGTCAATAATAAAGAACTGATTTCACTACCAAAATTCAAACTATAATTTGTTGAACCTATTAAAGTATCTTGACCGAAGCAATTGTAATTAGTTACATTTGTTGTGGTTGTATCGTATTTTAAATAGAAGTTACAAGTTTGTAAGGTGTTATAATCGTAAAGTATTACAGGTTTAGTTTGGTAGTTTTTAAAGTCTTGTTTTAAAGCATATCCTACTTGAAGATTTTGACCTGTTAATTTATTAAACAGCAAATTCTCAAAAGGTAGTGATACACCATATTCACCACCATCAGCATCTAAATCTGCTAATAAATCACCATACTGTGTCCCATTGTTTGAAGCAAAAGCCACGTTCATAAATGATTCAGACTTTTCATATTTGAAATTAATTTTCTTATATGATTGCAATCTATCAATACTTACATCATCACTTAAAACATACTGCGTAATATCTTCTATATTTCCATCAGCATACCAAGATTCCAATTCTTGTATTTGGTAAACGTTTTGCTCATAACTAATACAAGTCAAATTAAACATCTTTAAAATACCACTAAAGAAATCTTCTACTTTAATATCAGGCATAAAAGAAGAAACATTTACAACCCCTGAAGTAGTAGTTGAAGCTTTACTTGCAGTACCATTATTAAATCCTGTAACGGCTACAATTAAAGAATTAGAATAATTCAATTGTGATTCTGCTTGTAAATAAAAATCATAACTACCAACGTTAGAAGGTAAATCAGATGTGAAGTTTAACAACGTGAATACATTAGTTGCATTATTTTTATTTGGTACAGGGAACGTATTTAATAGTGTGCCATTTTTATAAAGCAATATTGAATAGTCTATACCTGTAGTAGCTGCTGTAATAGTTAGTTCAACAAATGAATTAGCAAATGTTGATGGCTGAACATAGGTTAATGAACTTCCTAAAAACCATCTACTCGCTACAGGAAATCCTGAACTTGTAGAAAAAGTTATTCCTGTTAATCCCGTTTTTGGTATAAATGTTTCTGCATTCTTTAACCATAAAAATGCATTTGTAAATCTTTCATCAGTTAAAAAGTCACCTTCAAATGTAATTCCGTAATCAGACTCTATTGTATCAAATACTTTACTTAAACGTAATGCAGGGAATAATTCAGTTGTTAATATTGCACCACCTGAAGTAGTTATATTATCTGTTGTACCTGTTTCACTCCAAACTCTATTTGAAGTAATCAAAGGGAATTTAACATCGTTTGTTATTCCACCTGCTACCCTATCAACCACATCTCCACCTGTATAAGTAAAATTGTAAGCACTAAAATCTAAATCAAATAATTTCTTATTTGCAAATGTATCTTTTAAAGAAACTAAACTACCAAAGAAAGTGATAGTATAATTTTCAGGAACACCATTTTTAATAGTAGCTTTTTCTAATTGTATCTTACCCTTTCTAAATGGTATAGTATCTAATTCAATATAAGCATCTTTTCTTTTTCTTGCGTCAAAACCACCATCAATAGAATTATTGTACCAATGTGAAAAGATAGCGTTGTTTCTATCATTAGCAGGTACTGTAAAAGATTGGCTAAAATCTGTTCTTACTTTTGAAATATCAGAAACGTCTTGAACTGAAGATGTAATAGAAATCTTTTCATCATCAAACAATTCAACACGTTTAGCAATTCCATCTATATAAATATATATTCCTACTGTTACCATTAAATAACGTTGTTAATTAAGTTAAATGCGTAATCAAATTCTATTTCGTAATTGATATTTCTATCTTGTAAAGAAGTTTTTAATGTGGTTGCTTGTGTTTTAACTTCAGCAGGTTTTCCATCTAATAAAACTGTTTCACTTAACAACAAATCTTGGATTAAATCAGAATAGTTTTCAGGAACAAATCCGGAACTTAATTTTACTGATTGCTTACCATTAATGTTAAATGATTTGCTTTGTCCTTTAGACGTGTTATAATCAATTGAATCTTGCAGTAAATTAAAGTTACTACCATTAACATTAATATTATTAGTTTGTGCTTTAAAAAAGGTTAAAAACTGCCAACCACCAAAGCGATTAATGAATGAACAAATTACAGGTGCATATTTAGGTTCGCAAATTGGCATCACATTATAAACGTAATCAGTATCGTTATAAGAAATAGTTAATGTATTGCCCTTATTATATTTTGCGTTTGTAGTTGCCAATGGAATTTTAAGCATTCCTTTTGTTTCTGTGTAACCAACTACTACTTCATTACGACCTCTTAAATCTTTATAGGTTGCAGTTATAACATCACCTTCAGCAGGACTTATTAAAACATTAACATAAGGAATAGATTTTGTAATGTCATATCTAATTTCTTTTGTATTATCAGATAATAACATAAAAGTATTTGAAGCATTGGTGTAATTATACCCATCTAAAAATTGAGTATAGCCATTAGTACCTAAATAAGTTGTAGTGTCTAATAAAGAATATGTACCTACTGAAGTTTCTTTATATCGTTTAACCTCAACGTTAACCCACATAGAAGTAGAATCAGTTTCACCTGAAGCATAATCAGGTGCTATATTGTCAATATACTCTTTTACAAATGGACTTATATTATAGATATTTTCTATTTGAGTTGAACTCGCAATAGATTTACTGAATGTATAAGTTGCAGGTGTTGGTGCTGAACCTGTACCATTCCATAATCTTAATTCTATGCGTGAACCTACTTGCGCTGATTCGTTTACTGTTATGAAGTAAGGACTTCTTGAATATATTATCATTTTATTTTATATCTTTTAAATTATAATCTACCATTGTTTCTACATCTTGACCGAATGCCTTCATTAAATCAGTGTCTATGTATTTCTTATATCCCGCTTCAAAAGGTTTTGTAAAAAACAAACTCGGTTTAATTCCTTTGTGAAAAATACTTCGAGTAATAAGATACCCTGTTTGCTGATAACTCATAAACTTTCCACTCTTCTTGTCTCGGAACTGAAAACCTTTCGCTTGTACCCATTTTAATATGCTTTTAGTTAAACCACCTTTTTTACCTGTACCTGAACCAAATCTAAACGGACTTTTAGGTGCTTTTAATGAACTTGTTTTACCTTTAACACCTTGGTCTTGGAATTGTCCATATTCAGCCATAGAAAAGCCTACAATTGAATAATTATCTTCTGTAAGCACTTCGCCTTTCAAACTATTATATAGTTCTTTAGAAACGTTCTTACCACCTTTAGATAAATTACTGCGTGATTGTTGTATAACGTAATCTTTAAAACGCTTTAATACTTCTTGAACTTCTTTTAATTCCTGTGCCATTTAGCAAATAGTCATATCATTTTGTGCAATCACATTCATAGTAACAGTTACACCTGCAATCTTATTTTCAAATCTGTCTACAAAGTATTCTATACTTGCACCATCCTGCAGTTGGTAACCATCATCAAATAAATCACCACGTCTTAACATTTCAAGCAATCTTGTAGCAACCATTTGTTGTGTATTTAACACATCTTGCTCGTTATCATTACCTAAAAATATATCAGCAGTAGCTTCTTTAGATTCATCTACTATATCCATACACAAAACAGAAATACTATAGTTAAAAGTACTTCCGTTATAAGCTGCTGAATTAATCATTATGTGTGATAAAGGGAATATAGTTTGCTTGTTCAAATCTACTTTGAATATATCACCAATGGTAACAGTATTTACAAAAGCATCAGCATCTAATTGGTCTTTGATTGCTTGGCTTATTTGATAAAATCCTTTCATTACTTATTTTTATTTATTAATTTCATTTCTATTTCGGTCTTTTCTTTTTCAAAAGTCAACCAAGTTAAACTTTGGTGTACGGGTAACTTGGAAACTTCATCAAATCTTCTAACGTTTCCTTGAGCAAGAGCATAGATACTTGAATACCATCCCCAACGTTTTCCAAATTGTGCTTGTTCAGAATATTCTGCACCTCCGGATTCTCCTCCAAATAATTTATCGTACTGCTTAATAAGTCGTTCCCTAAATTGTAAAAAAAAACCATAGCACCAAGAACTACATCCAATGGTGCGTGTTTCATTACATCAGCATAGGTAATAGAACCTTGATATTGTTCTATCTCGTATTTGTTTCCTAACTTATTTGTAATCGGTCTATACAATACAGCCATTGCATTATGCATAGTATCCCAATCAGTAATGTAATTATCTAAATCCATATATTCACCTGTAGACATATCGTCAAGGTTAGGTATGAATCCAAACTCTACACCACCCATTTTAAAGCGTTGTATGAACCTATTTTCTTTGTTGAATAGATTATTAATATTAGCAGTAATTTCAGCAACATCCTTGTATCTGATTTGAGCCACATCTTTTAAATCTATACCACAAAACAATTGCACCATTTTCTGCTGCAAGAATTCCGATTCTTCGTTGTCTTTTGCAATAGCTAAAAACTTTTGATACTGCACCAACTTTATTTCTGATAGTGAAGTTGGTATTTTTAATTCTATCTTCATTGTTGTTTTTTCTTTATTAATAAATATTTTACATTATTGTATTAAGTGTCCGTTATTTAACACAATATAGCTTGTTTTGTGTGTAATAACAATCATTAATGCGTTATAAAGCATTTAGTGTTGGTAAAACTATACATCTATACGTTTGTGCATATAATTATGCGTTATGTTGCATTTTTATACGTAATAGCATATAACAAAAAAGGCAGCCATTTCTGACTACCTCTTTAACCAACATATTTAAAACTTATTTAATCTTCATCTGCTCGTTCACATTGCTTATTGCAATATGCGTTTTCACAAGGCTCACCGCAATACCTGCATTCATTTTCAGGGTATTCGTTTTGATAGTCGTAGTATTCCATAGTTATATTTGTTTAATGTTACAGCAAATATAACACAAAAATTAAACGTGTTAACATTTTACCAAAACTTTAACATTTACACTTTCAAATATTCTTCAGCTACTAAATACATTTTCTGCATCTTTTTTATTTCACCAATGTTTCTCGGTAAGTTAATTGATACTTCAATTCCTTTAACGTGGTGAATGTAACATTGTATAGTTGCTATGATTTGTCCGTATGTCATTTAGTAAACGTAATAAGTACCTTTATTTGGATTTTCTAATTGATATGATACAATATACCTCAATGCATCTATTAAGTGATTATGGTTGTCTATTGGTGTGTTAGATTTCTTTTCTAACCAACAGTAGTTATTTAGTTCCCTAATTAAGTTAATTGATTCAGGTGTAACTATCAAATCATAATCTTGTAGTAAAGCTATTCCAAATGTAACCGAACCTTGACCTTTTATAGCAGGTACTATATTCAATCCTGCAGTTTGTAATTCAGATATTAATCTTGGTTCAGCAGAATCAGCTACAATCAAACTATCCAAGCAATGCTGTTTATTTAATTGATAAATCTGTGATGTAGTTAATGCAGGTAAGCAATATCTTTCGTTGATGTATATCTTCTTATTAGCAGTATCTATATTACATTCTACTAATGTAGTTGGGTCATTACTAAATCCAAAATCCTGACCAAATGCTGATGCACTTACTTGTTTGTATTCACCTATTGTCCAATTGTTAAATATTACACCTTCAGCTTTATCTAACCATCCACCAAGAATTTGATGCTTATACTTTTCAGGTCGTCTTTGCTTGATGTTTTCTATTTGACTTATAAAAGATTCTGATAGGTTTTCTATATTATCTAAATACGTTGTGTGTATGTAAGTAGTATCACCTTTAATCAGATTGCTTCCTGCTTGGATTCCTTTGTCTTCAAAGAATTTCTTATATATGAAGTGTTCTTTTGTTGCAGGGTTCAATACAAGTAGCACTCTATTTTGTACACCTTTGGTTCTAATACTGAAGTCAATCTTTTCAAATACTTCTTCATCTGTTAGTTCTTCTGCTTCATCCAATACCCAAGTAGTTACACCTGCCAAAGATTTCAAACTTGCAGTCTGTGTTCCACTACTCGTTTTAATACCTTTAAAGATGATTTTAGAGCCTGTTTTAAGATTTACTATTTCATCCTTCGTAATATAAAAATCGTTGCTTAAATCAGCTGATTCTATCTTATCAATAAACTCCGGAATGATAGACACATTTGCAGATGTCAAAGTGTAACGTGTAAATAGTATAACGTGTCCTACTTCATAAGTTAACAATAGCAGAAACGAGTTCAAAGAATATGATTTCCCTGAACCCCTTCCGCCTGTTATTACAAAGTACCTACTATCTGAACCAAGTAGATTATATTTATTATTTAGACTTATCAATTTTGAATATATCTTTTATATTGAAGTCGTTAATATTGTGAGTAGTTTCAACTATTTCTTTTGGTTTGCCAAATATATGTTCAGCAATAAATAATTGACCACGTTGTGAATCCATCAAAGTATTCTTTACGAATGCTATTTTAGTTTCTTCTTCGGTGTCTTTGTTATATAGTTCTTTTAGTGCCTGTACAAATATAGCATTTACTTTCTTTTCATCAGCTACAGGTTTACGACCTGCTCCTGCTCTTGCTCCACCTTTGTTAGATTTTGTTTCCATAGAAAAAAATTTGTTTATTCAATTCTATAATAAATAAAACTTATAGTTGTTTAAATGTTTCGTTGTAGTATTGTTCTGAATTATCGTGAGTTTCTGTAAATTGACCACCACCATAAGCTCCATCATTCCACGAATTAATAATTATTTTTTTTTCAATTTCTTTAGCTTTTTTAATTCTTTCTTTATATTTTGCTCTTAATTCTTCTGTATCAAATGATATAATTCCTAAAAGGTTTAATTCTAAAAATTCTATTGCTGTCATATCTTATTTGTTTTTAAGTTCTTTTAAAATTTGCGTTAATAAATATGTCACTATGCATATATTAAACGATATTCCAATTACTACTATTTCCATAATTAATTATTTTGATTTGATATAAATTCGTATTCATCTTTGTATTTCTGCAATCCATTAGGTCTGTTATTCAAAGCTAAAGATAATGAAGAACGATTGATTCCTGTTTCCCTGCACAGTTGAATCATACCACTAAATACTTTACCATCTGATTTTCTTCTTATTGGTTTCATTCTGTGTTGTTGTTCTTGCTGCATCTTTAAACTCTTATCAGATAGTTCTACAAAGTCAAGTACTTTCTTTTTGTTTTTGTAATCGTTACCTTGTTTAATTTGATTTAGATTATAATAGTCTATAGCTTCCCATTTAGGTTTAGGTAAATCCCAAAGGTAAGATGTGTTGTCTTTTCTTAAAATTTCTATTATTTCTGTTATCTTCATAACTTTTCTATTTCTTGTTTAACTTTTTGAAAATATATTTTAGTTTTACAATATTTATATTGTTCTTCATAATTATTAAGCATTTCATCAACCGCTATTAATGCACATTGCATTGCTAAATAATAAGGCATATCGTGGTCTAATAGCATTTTATCAACTAATTCTTTTGCTTTTTCTTTTGGTGTCATAATCCTTTTTCTTTTTTGAATATTTCTAACAATTCTTTTGTACTATATTCTTCAAATAGCGTAATCATCTGCTATTTCCATAAATGTTTCGTGTGGGTCTTGTTCATCGTAATTCTTGATTACTTCTAATTTTTCTTTTAGTGTCATAATCCTTTTTCTTTTTTAAATATTTCTAATAGTTCTTGAAATGTTTTAAATGCTTTACCATCTTGCCATTCGCACCAATTAGCAAACTCAATAGCGTAATCATCTGCTATCTCTGTACATCTATTAGCAAACCTTCCTGCTTCTCCATCAGTATTAATACTTACTGTAGTTTTTAACTTATCTTTTAGTGTCATAGTCTTATGTTTTTACTCATTAAATAATCACGTTCTTTTTTAATGTTTTTTAATTGCTTATTTACATTCTGATATTTTTTAAACAAATCCTTGTACAGTAAATCTTTTCTTTTTTCTACTCTTACTTCTTTATTTATTTTTAATTCATTTTCAAGATATAAAACTTCAGATTTTAATTTTCCTAATTCTATATTTAATTCTGAATTAACTTTTAACAAATG